GAATATTGCTTAAAGCATTAAAATTATCTACAACGTTATGGTGTATATCGTAGTTCCAAGCGTTACCAATTGAAACAGCATTGCCAGGGCTTGAATTTTTAAATGTATTGTACGCGATTTCAACATCTTTAAATAGTCCGTAATCAGAACCGTTATCTTTATTTAATTCTCCATCTAACTGGATATTTCCGAAATTATCAAAGGTGTTATTAATTAACTTTAGCCCCTTATTAATTGTCGCATCCGTACCGTTGTAAGTTACATACCTTGCATTATTTGAGAATAAAGCATAATCGCCACAATTAACAAAAGTAGAATTGTATAAATGGAAATTATTTAGTGAAAAATCAAACCTTAAAACCCTGTATGATGTGTTACTCATTTTAAGCCCATAAATTTCAACTAAATCGCCTGAGCCTAATTCTACAGTTGAGTTATCGAAATTTGCAAGACCAGCATCAATGATTATGTTTACTAATTTATTTCCTGTTATATAAACCTCTGAATAATTACCGCTTTTAAACCTTATCTTTTTACCCGAATAAGGAGTTAAATCCAACGTTTTACCGTTTGTTAAGGCTACTTCAATATAATCGCCTGCAGGTGGCGCGAAAACTGGCTTTGTTTCAGTTGGCGGTATTACAATAGGCGGATGCGCCAAAGCATAGGCAGCCAAATATAAAGGCTTTCTTGTAGTGGCATTATTTGCGCCCTTAACCGTAATAACTATACCATCTGAATAAGTTACTGTACTTACCAATTCAGTTGATTTAACCGATGGTATTTTGATAGTTTGAGCCATCAAACCTATCGGAATAAGCAAGGCTATAAATAATATTAGTTTTTTCATTATTGTTTTATTACTAACCAGTCGATTATAATATTATTCGTTCCTAAAATTGGAACGCTCGCAAAGTTTACGGTAAATGAAGTTGAATTAATTGCGCTTACCCAAGAAGGAACAGCCGCATTTGATGATCGGGCTTGAATGTAAACCTGTAATGGGGTAAACGGCAATCCATGATTTATAACGTATGCCGTTTGCAAAGCAAGTCCACTCAAAGTATTTGAACCTTTAACTGTGTTACTGTTTCCAACACGCTTCCATCTTCCTGTAGTTACACCTGTAACTTGAACAATAGTAAATCCATCATCCGTTTCGGTACTTGACGAATCCCATCTATACATTCCCCCGTTTCCGTCTGTTAAGGAAGAAAGTCCCATAAGCAGAACTTGCACATTCGACATTCCTGTTTGAAGTCTTAAATCTGCTAAAGTATCAAAAGATTGACTTGCTACGTTTGTACCCATTATTTTATACTGATTGAATATGCTAAATTATTTGTCCCGTTTGCTGGAGCGGTTGTGTAAACTATAGTTACGTTGGTAGCATCTATAGTAACGTAACTTATGCCAGCTGCAGCGGCATTATTTGGTGTTACTATTACCGATGAAGCCGTCGTAACGCCCGAAACTCCATGAGCTATTACTATGCTTGTTGCTGAGCCTGTTCCGCTACCTGTCGCTGTGAATTGTTTCCCTACAAAAGCCGTAGTGGCAAATTTAGTTGTGCTATCTTTTGCGGTTGGTGTTGTTCCAGATTGCTGAGCGGTCCACGTTTGAGCTAAACCTAAATACGGGATTGTTTGTCTTGTCGTTCCTGTTGGGGTGAAAAACAAAGACGTTCCATTGTATTCAAATTCCCCAGCGGCTGCAGTCGTTTTATTTGTTCCAGATGTAAACTTTAAAGGCGCAACTGTCGTGCTTCCTGCCGCTAAAATCAAACCCGACAAAGTAGGTCCAGCGCCTAATACATTATTTCCTGTTCCTGTGTTCGCTACAGACACAATGTTTTTGCTTGCGTCTAATGCCAAAGCTGTTGATGCCGTTAATAAAGGTAAATTCAAAGCTCCGTTTAGATCGCATCTAAAAACCAAAACCCCAGCCGAATTTCTTAATTCAAAAATAGGTGCCGTTGCTTGTCCTTGCTGAACGGTTAAAGACGGATCTGTTACCGTTCCTGTTATTAAAGCTTCCGAATTTGGGGTATTATTCTGAACGTTGCCATGAATAAAAACTCCCCAATAACCAAAAACCTGTACAGCTTTATTTGTTCCAGATTGAAAACCAGAATAACCACCATCAAAATCGTAAACACCCTTGAAGTTTGGGTTTGTATCAGCCCCGCTAAAACCAAAAGTTTTTTGGGTACCCGTTGCCCCTGCCAAAAATAAATTATCAGCGGTAAAGGTTTTTACACCTCCTACGTTTTGATTTGTTGTTAAATCAACAGCGTCAACTTGACTTTTAGCTATTTTGGTTATTGCCATTGTTATTTACGATAAGAAACAAATAATGTATCTGAAGCTAAAGGAATATTTAGCATTGTAATTGTAGAGCCTGTAATTGTATAATCGTTGCCAGAACCTACGTTTTGCAAAACTCCATTTAAATATAAATGCTCACTACCTGATACAGGTGTATTTGCTAACGTAAAAGTTGCATTTACCCCATTTTTAGTTCCAGATGGAGCTTCTTTATCTACAAAGTTTGAATTGGTTAACCCGCCACCGCCAGTGGTTAATTGGCTAAATGTAATTGCAGTAGTTCCGATCGTACCGCCATCGTTGGCTGTTGAAATCCAAAGCGTATCAGCATTAACTGTTCCTTCCTCAACAATTACAGCAGAACCTGGAATTTCAGTCCATGCATCAAAATCGGTAGCCCTTGTTAAAGCCGAACCCGAAGCAGTCCAAACGTAAATACCATTTTCAGCTGGTGCGGTTTGGTTTTTTAATAAAACACGATTACTAGCAACCAAAGTAACACCATCTAATGTAGTTCCTGGAGTTGATAAAGTTACGTTTGCCGTTGAAGCGGCTCGAACGCCAGCCTTAAAGCTAACCATTTGATTAACTCCAGCAATTAAGCCATCTACATAAGCTTTCGTAGCTGCATCTGTTGTATTTGTTGGAGTGCCTAAGTTTATGATTTTCTGATTGCCAGAATCTAAAGAACCAGTCATTACAACTGAACCATCCTTTTTAATGAAGTTTAAGCCATCAGCTAATTTTGATGTTGCAATGGCAGCACCAGCCTTTACTTTTGCATCATCAATTGCGCCATCGGCTATTTGTGCGCCTCTAATTTGATTTGTTGCCATTGTTTATAATTTTATGTAGTTAATTAAAATACTTTCTCCGTTTTCTGGGCTGAATGTTAAGTTTATCGTGTTATTCCCTGTAGTTGAATAGTCAGTAGTTTTTCTTTGAGTAACCCCGTTTCTTTCAACTATTAATTTTTCTGGTATAAAAGGCGATAAACTTGTGAATGTTGCGTTACTTCCATTTATTAAACCGCTTGGAATTTCTCCCATAACGATATCAGCAGCGAATAAACCGCCTCCACCTGTACTATTTTCTAATACAAGATAAATATTGGTTTCTTGCGGCTCAATTACTAAGTAAATATCATCCATTATCGCTCACATCTTGTTCCATTGGAATTTGGCCCTTAATAAAGGTTCTCACAAATCCGTCTGGATAGGTTATTTGTAAATCATAAGCATAATTAAATGCAGGAATACGCCACTTTAATATTTCGGTAAATCTAATCTCGTTATCAGTAATTACAATCGGTGCGCTTATTGCTGTTAGGGTGCTTTCTGTTGAATAAGTAAACACAACCTTACCTCCATTCTTTAACTGCATTAAAGCAGTACATCCCGATAAATCAACAGGCACCGCATGTTCTTCATCAGCATAGCAAAGAATACGAAACGGCTTTACACCATCACCTTTGTAGAAGTCCGAAAAGCTATATGTTTTTGGCGTGTTCATCTATAATTCTTGGTTTAATAAGGCGTCACTTTTGCCTGTCGAATATCTGTTTCCGAACATTGATAATCTTCCTGAGCCTGTTTTCGTTATTGTTCCTGCGCTCGAACCTCCATCAGAACGGAAAACACAATTAGTAATCATGCTTAGCTGACTTGTATTTGATGTGCATTTTATTTCGGATGCTATTAAAGACCCTGTAACGCAAACACCAATAGAGTTAACAAAATCAATAATTCCATCAAAGAAATTACAATTCGAGAAAACCTGGGCATTTGTAATATTTACCACATATAATCCTCTTAATGAATTATGATTAAAGAAGCAGTTTGCGAACCCTCCATGAGCGTTATTCGTATCTGCTGCTGGTATGGATCCGTATTTGCCACCTACATGTGCGCCTATTCTATTTTGAGTAAAATGAGAATTAGAAACAGCAATATTTCCAGAAACTACGCTAATACCGCAAACGTTCCTTAAACAATGAACATCTGAAAATCTTGAATATTCACCTAAGTATATTGTTCTTATGCCAAAGTAGTTGTTTTCGCAAACTACACCAGTAATATTAATACCAATTGGGAAATCGCCTGTTTCAAGTAAAGTTTGACCTAACTCGATTCCCGATCTATCAAAATTAGTAATCCTTAAGTTTTTGATATCTCCACTTGCTTTTTCGCATAAAACACCAATACCCGTTCCTAAGTTTGTAGGATTTTGCTCAATATCGATCGGGTTATTAATTTTTGATGTGCTGTTTATGTCTACATTCGCACCGTTTCCGATAATCGTAAAGCCCTCTAAGCATACATTTAAACCTGTTAGCTTAATAACTACGTCAACGCCGAAACCAGCTTTTAATATTGCGTTTTTACTCCCTTTAATAGTTTTACCCGCAGGAACATTAATTGTTGCTGTAGCCTCTATTGTTCCGTCTTTTAAAGTAATTATATTCTGAGAACCTAAAGCTTTAATAAGCTCATCGTATGTTCCTACAGCTTGCGAATCTGCTGCTTCTTGTAAGCTTTTTAATTGATCTTCAATATTTGGATTATCATTTACAACATCCATCCAATAAGCAACACGATAAATACTCGTCTCATCGAAAACAATTGAGCCATCGCCAGTAATAAACATAGTAAAAAACTCATTTACTCCAGATGAAGATAGCTTAACCGTTCCTGCAGATGTGCTCGGATTAGTGTTGTGCAAGAAAGTATAAACCCTTTCATAGCTAGATAAATCTGGTAACGATAAATCAGCGGGCGTCCAGCTATATAATGTATTTGCCGCCACTGTTTTGGTTGCCGTATGAATTATTGAGCCATTACCCAAAGCATAATTAACAAATACAATTTCAAAAGTATCGGCTGTTGTTGATTTGAAATTAAATCTTACCAGTTTTTGTTTTGGAGTTAATAGCTGTAATCCATCCCCGAAGTAAGAAACGTTCGCCACGCCACCTGTAAAGTCGTTTATCCCGTCTTTAGGATTGATTGTTTTATAAATATCTTCTGGAGTGTATTCAGACAGGTAATCGATGTTTTTATATCCTCCAATTAAGTAGGCAGCCGTATCGACCTCAGCCCAAATATTTAATATGTAATCTGAAATGGTAGAATAAGCGTTAAGCCCTACGTTTGGAATAGTCAAAATATTCTTTCCTGCTGTAGGTTTTACTGTTGCGGCTCCTACTGGAGAATTTCTTTCTGAAATACCGATATTTAACTTAGGTTTGCTTTTAACATTTTCTGGAAGCTCGAAATCCGCTAAAACAAAAGTGTTAACGCCAACTGTAACCGCCTTATCAACTTCCCATACTATTTGAGCATTTGCACCAATAACCTCAATAAAACAAACCTTAACAGTCCCTGCTACTGGGGCCTTTATGTAAATCTTTCTAGCCTCAATATTTCCACCAAAGAATAAAGAACTTTCAAAATAAGTAACCGCTGGATTTAAAGGCGATGCCGTAAATGTGGTTGCCGCCCTGTCTTCTGGAACTTTTACAATGCCCCCTAAATTAGAAAAGTCTAAGTTTAAATATTCTTTTATATCATCATTTGAAACGTAAGAAGATAAATCGATTGTTATATTTTGGGTTAAAGTCCAAGTTGTACCGTTCCACGATAAAACAGCTAAAGGGAAAGTAACAACCACGTTCCCTCCTGTAGTTTGGGTATAAGTTCCTGTGCTTACCAGTGTGAATGCAGAAGTTAATCCCGTTGGATTAGGCAAAGTCAACGAGTTAACCGCAACGTAACCGCTTGCGCCAACAGAAGCTACATAAGGAGCTAAGAAGTTAGCTAAATCTTGCGCTGTAACTTTTGTAGCTATTCCGGCTGTATTGCTTTTTACTAGCAAATCAGCCAGAGCCAACGTTCCTGCTGGTAGGTTGGGAATAGTTGTTATATCTAAATTATTTGGATCAACTGCCATTATGAAGTTTGTATAAGTTTATTATTTACTGACAATAATGTATTTTGTTGTGGTGTTGTAGCTAAAACTGTTTTTATAATGTTTTCCGATAAAAATGGTTCGCCTACTCCAACGAAATTAGCTGTAAATGAGTAAGGCGTTTCGTGTCCTGCGGTTTCTCTAAACGAAGAAATCCAAGCTTTACCCTCTCTTGTTACGCTGGTGTTTACATCTTCCCATTTAAGCCAAAATATCTTTTTGCTTTTCATTATATCGGCAAGTTCACTAAAATTTGCTTTTAATATCTTTTCAGAGTTTTTAAGACCAACAGCGAATCCATCCATATCCATTCCCCATGAAATGTAACCAGGCCTTGAATTATCAAAACCGTTATCACATTTATTTCTTAAAGAAATAGCTTCAGCATCCATGTTAAACCCGTTAGATGTTCCGCAAGCTATTGGCCTATAATTAGCCAAAGTACCCCTTGAACTCGTTAACGGAGTTAATAAGTCTACGTAAAGCAAATAATCTGTTCCGTTTAAGAAGTTCATTATCCAAATATATGAAATATTGTAACAAAAATATTACTAAGGAATCATTTTATAAATATCAACCCCATTCGATTTATATCTTCCTGATGAATAAGTTAATGGCAATAAATCATCTGGCGCACCGTTAATCGTTGCGATAACATTTACAGCATTCGAGGTTGAATCTATTTTTATTACCTCAACAGTTCTATTCATTAGATTTGTAGGACTTGGTAAAGTAATATTTACAGCTCCAGCACTAGCATCAACATAAACCGTAACCATGCCATTGCTACCGAAATTAGCTGGTAAAATGGTATAATTAGCCGACTTGTTTAATGTATTTTCTAGCGCGCTTAAATTAGCTTGCGTTAAAACGTTAGATCCATTCTGTTTAAGTGTACCTGTAAAATCCCAATCTCCGCTTATTGTAGCGTTTTCATCTTTTTGAGGATAATTACCTAATGTTATTGATGAAGTTCCCGAACCTGGCGCATTAACACCCGATGGAACCCCAACCGAAACGCCTGTTTTATCTTTTTCTGTTCCGTAATCTTCTTTTATTTCTGTTGTATGTGGAATATCTGCGGTTAATGTTTCGGCAAATCTTAAAGTTGGAATAGACCTTTTTAAATCGAAACTTCCCGATAAAAAAATATAATTCCCAGGCAATAAATCAATAGTCAATAAAGTATTTATATCAACGCTACCAAATCCAATAAAATCAGCTTCAAATATTCTATATGGCTTGCCGTGTAGTCTTAATTCCGTATTCGCTACTATTTCAAGCAAAGAAGATGCTTCTGTAATCCCAGCCCTAGCCCAACTAAATGAGGCAGTAAAAGGCGGAACAGCCCCAATACTTATTTGAGAGGTTCTTTTATCGTTCGTATCATCCCCATGTAAAAGTAATATTGGATCAGGCGAAAACGTCTGAGCAGCTAAAGATTTTTGTCTGTTAAATAATCCAACAGGCGGCTTTGTCTGATCTGAATTTACCGCGGGAACGATATTTACGTTATTTATTGATGTTGGATAATCGGCTGGTCCTGCTTCCTGTAAGGATTGAACGCCAAAATATAAATCGTAATCAGAATTTCTTGCGTTTACTTTAAAATTAACACCCACTTGATTTGGACCAAAATCTCCGCTTCTATACCTAATAACGTAAAATTGAAATCCTGGCTGCCACCCGTTATTATTGGTAAAGTAATTTCCCGCTCCATCGGTAATTAAAACGCCTAAATATAAAAACACTAAAGCGGCACCACCTGGCGCACTAGGCACAAGCACATCAAAACTAACTGTTGTTGTTTCTTGCGCCCTAACTAAAACAGGTGCAGAATTATATAAATACCCACTTGCTCCAGATGAATCAATAATTACATAATGGTCGTTTGTTGGATTGCCCTTTTGATCTAACCTTGTTTCGGTGTGTGCTGTTGCCCCATTTTGAACAGACCAATTATCGGGAAGCCCGACAGGATTAGTAGTCCATACGTCCATATTAGCGTTATCCAAAGCATTTGCGCCATACCCATATTGATAATATGCCGTAGACGATGAAAAGGCTTTAGCAAATGAATTATTACCTACAGGAGATAAAACCCTGTTTGTTCCGCCAACTGTCAATGCGCTTCCTATTGTTGTTGTGCCAACTAATATCGCGCCTTGATCGTATTCAAAAGCAGGAACAACGCCACTAGAAAGTTCTAAAACATTTATAATCTGCCAGTAACCGTTAAATTGGTGTATTCTGCTTGAATATCTAGCCAATACCGACCTTATTACTTCGTGGCAACTAAAAGCATTACCATCGTTATCAATGAATCTATCGCAGTTAATAAAAGACTGCCTTAAAGGCGAATCAGTCGTTACCATTTGCGCTTCAAAAGTATTAACCCCAACTATGAAAGGTAAACTTAAACCCGTTTTTAATAAAGCCTGTCTTAATACCTCTAAATCAGAAATAAAGCCTTTATACTTCGTTCCATCCGATTGTAAGAAAGGAATGTCTTTAAGCGTTCCTAAAGCATCGGTTGCAGAAATTGATACATCGTACGGCTTAGACTTATAAGGCTCACTACAAGCATCAGGAATTAACCACCCCTGCCAAACCCATCCACCCGATAATACTACTAACCATTCACGTTCGTCGGCTGTATATAAAGAAGATAATTCAAACGTTCCAATTGCTTTTATATTTACATCGCAACTCGAGCCATTAACACCCTCTAATTTATACTCGCCTTTATTGGCATAAGTCACAACGACAGGCGCATCGTTTTCCCCTGCAAATTGAATCGGTATAATAGCAGGAACAGGTAATGAGCTATCCATTCGCTGTTTAAACTCAATAAAAATATCGTTTCCTTGCTTATCGCAGAAATCCCCTTTATATATCGTATTGTAAACGTTTGCCATTTATCCTTTTCTATCGGCTATTTTTTGAGCCTGTTTAGTAATAACTAAAATATCATTTCCGCTTATACGTGTTTCGCTTTCTAAAACAATGGTATTCATCATTGGAGATTGAGCTATTGCATTTCCGTTAGCATCCTGTTGCCCTAACATCTTTTTAAGTTTAGATAGTGGCGCAACAACTTCGGGATCGGATTTAGCTCCTGCATATTCGCCCATTAAGCCTAAAGTTGGCCCAGATATAACACCTCCATTTGCGAAGGCCGTAACGCCTCCGCTACTTTTGCCTTTTCCTGCCCCTTTAACTAATCCACCTCCTAAACTAAGTCCAGCGCCCAAAGCAATTAACCCAGCTCCGTCAGCTATTAATTTACCTCCAAATGGAGTTGCTAAAATACCAGCCGCAACTTTAGCAGCTCCCATAGTAATAAACTGTTGCCCTAAAGCTGAAAGTAAATCAGCGAAAGCACTTTGCAAGACTTGACCAGCCGCTAAAACTACATCGCCACCTTGCGCTAAAGCTTCGCCCATTGCTTCAAATGACTTTCCTAATGTAGATGAAGTTAAATTAACTATTCCAGGTAAAGAAACTATTTTATCAATTGCCGCCTCTGCGTTGTTGGCTATCTCGGTTAATTCGTTTAAACCTGTTACTAAAGGTCTTATCGTAAGTCTTGGCTGTATTAAAAACGGCTTACTTAAATCTCCAAAACCTAATAACTCAGGCAAATTACCTAAAGTATTATTGTTTGTTCGTTCTAATTTAGGTTTAACTTTAACTGCTTTTGCAATTGCCGAACCGAAACCGCCCTGTAATTTAGCTCCTTTTTCAAGCTGTTCATTTGTGTACTGAACTAAATTTAAATTCCTTTCGGTTAAAATATTGGTGTCGGTCTTTAAATTTCTTACTTGTTCCGCTATTACGGCTGTTCTTTCTTCTGCTTTAGCCGCCCTATCGGCCAAACCAATTGCCGCAGCCGCTAATTTTGGATCTTTTAATTGGTTTAAGGCTTTAGCTGAGATTGCTCTTTCCCTATCGTAACCAACTAATAAATCATTTATCTTTTGTTCGTTTTCTAACTGTCTGTTTGAGTTTTTGGTAATTATATCAGCTGCCGCCCTAGCTTTTGCTGTTGCTAAAATAGAAGTAGTAAGTTTATCGTATGATTCCCTTGTTTTTTCAGATACCTGTTGCTCGAACTTTAAGTTACCGAAATATTGAGGATAAGCCTCTTGTAGCTGCTTATAAGCCGACTGTCTTGTTGTTAACGATAAGTTAGCATTGGTATAGGCTCCGTACAAAAGTTTTAAATCTGTTAACTCTTTTGTTGCTCCTTGCGATCCTTTTAACCTTGCTTGGGTAACTTGATCTAATGTAGAAATATAATCTTCAGTTACTTTTTTAGCGTTAGAAGTTTCCTTATTTGCTCGCTGTTGGTATTGTTGGTAGATTACAATAGCTGAACCTACCAAAGACAAGGCAAAACCAAATCCAGCAGGGCCTAATAATTGAGAAGTTAAAGCTTTAAAAGCTAACGAACTACTGCCTGTCTCTTTTTGTAATCTTTGAAAAGATTCTAATAATGGATTTAAATTATTTTGAATGCCTACAAAGCCAAAAGGCGCATCCTGAGCGACACGACCTAAATTTGTTAAAGCGAATGCAGCTTGGTCGCTACCCTTAACTATTGCCTTTCCGCTTGTTGCGGATGCCACAGCGGCTTTTGCTAAAGATTTGGAAACCGTATTCGATGAACGCTCAACATCATTAGCTAATTTTTCAAAACCTTTATCTACATCGTTTAAAGCTTTTTGAGTTGCGGAATCCCATTTTCCAGCCTCTTTTACAGCTTGGTTAAATCCATCACGTAAGGCATCAATCTTTGCCGTTAATTCTACCGATAGTTGAGCATCTGCCATTACGTTATTCCTCTTTGTTTTTTAAACGCTTCTAAGGTTTTTTGAACTTTAGATTTAGTAATTGTATTTCTTTGAACAGCTTTTTTTACTGTATCTGCATTAGGCCATATATTTTCAATATCAACTTTACTATTAGGCGGTGTATTGATTACGTATAAATGAAATGCAAGCTTCCTAAAGTAATTTTCTGTATTTATATTTTTCCTTGCAAATCCTTTAGCTTTTATTTCAAACTGAAATGGGGTTAACTCCGCTAATTCTCTCGGTGATAACCCCATCTGCCCGTAAGCGAACTCTAATATTTTTAAATGACCAATTGCAGGGTCTACTTCTTTTTGGTTTTTACTTCTGGTGTTTCTGCTTTTTTTTTCTGCTCTAAAGCAAACTCAACAGCTCTTTTTTGAAAGTCTTTACCCCATTTAGATTGGTTATAAGTGTCCCAGATCTCTAAAGAAACTTCATCGAAATTATCTTGATCTGCCATTTCTGAAACTAACATAACAGCCTCTTGATAAGTTGGCATTTGAGTATAGCTAAGCATAGCCTCGCCATACATACCCGAATAAACCAAATCTGTAAATATCTTAGCGTTATTGCCTGTTGTATTCTTAAAAAATGCCTGTTCAAATTCCATCGTAGCGTAATAGTTCATCACTAAACGTTTTTTGCCAGATGGAACAGTAATTTCAATTATTCCGTTCATACTATGGTGTTGCTGGAGTAATAAATAATTGACCTACGCCCTTAAATGATACTGTAAAAGTATAAGCATCAGCATTTGGAGCAGTTTCGGAGTAAGAAGTAATAAATACCTTACCCTCTCTTACAACAGTGTTTGTCGGATCAGTTAAACGTAAAAAGAAAATTTCTTTAGTAGTAGCTAATTCGATAATCTTTTGGTAATTGATACGTGTTGTTGCCTCTCCTGTTTCGAGTGTAACGGCTTGACCATCGCCTGACATAGTCCAAGATGATAAACCTGGAATAGATGTAGCGTTACCGCCATCGCACTTATTCGAAGTGTCCTGCTCTGCTACAGTAAATTCTACACCGTTAGAAGTTAAGCACGCCAACAGTTTATAGTTAGCATCTGTACCTCTGGTATTTGTCGCTACAGCTGTGGTATCATCCACCTCCAGAGCATAAGTTGTACCTAATAAAGTTGTTGACATTTCTTTTGGATTTATTTTATCGTAAATGTAACACTTTCGATACAAATCTACAAATATTTAATTTTTGGTTTACATTTGATGTATGAACAACTACGAACTACTATTAGCATCAACCGTTTGCCTAATTGCATTTTACAAATTCGGCATTAACGTAATTAAAAAGTTTTAATCATGAAAGAAGCATTGATAGTTATTGTCTGTTATATAGTAATTGCAAGTGGCCTTGTAATTTTCTGGAAAAGGCTTTTAAGAAAGAGCAAAACTAAAAACCCGATACATTTTAATAAGCCAGATAATGATTAAAGTTACTTTTGAATTAGAGGGAGAGCTAGTCAATTACTTTGGAGTAGTAGCAAGATTAGTAAAAGCTAATTTTATTTTTTGCAAATCTGTAGTAAAATATTCAAGAGTTTTAGTTCCAACTATAAAGGATGATATCCTATACATTCCAAGAACAAGAGAATTTATCAAATCAATCGAACACGTTAAACCAACTGATTTATGAAATATTTAATAGAATTTGAATACGCCTATTTTCCAAAGGGACTATCTGCAGTTACTTTAAAGGCTGTAAAAAATCAAATATTTGAAATTGAAATGCCAGATGATATATCGGATCTTAAAAACATTATCGGAGATCAGAGGGATCGTTGGTTTTTTAAAGGCGGTGTAGAAGTTGAATATATATACCTTTTTGTCGAAACAATTATAAGCATAACAAAATTATAATTTAATGGAAAACTTAAATAGATCACAATCATTAAAGCATATAAGAAAATTAAAAATGTATTACGGCAACGTATGGCCATATTTTAAACATTGTGAAAGTTGGAATAAAATTCAAAGAAACTGGAGTCCATCGCCGATAATAACAAAATTTTAAATAGATAAAAATGAAAAATTCTATACATAAGGAGAGTAATATTAAAACCATTTGGTTTCAAAAAACATGTGATTTAACTCATGGCTACGGTTACCATATCCAGATTTATTGGAAAAGATATTGCCATATTTTGGAAAGAATGGTTTATTCTCACCTCGTAACTTATGGATTTTCTAAAAATAAATTTACAGCCCTAAGGCAAGCGTTAGATAAAAAAGGAAATAAACTATAATAACAAAATAATATTGAAAAAAATGGAAGCAGTATACATAGTAGTAGAGATACGGGAAGTCTATGGACTTAAATTTAAAACCATAAATACCGTTTGCGCTGATGAACAAGAAGCGATTGATTTCGCTAAATTAATGAACGAAAACCGCAAGGATGTTGAGTTTAAAAAAGAAACACATTTTATAAGATAAATCATGAAAGCGAGCGAAGTAAGGTCTGGAAACCTGATAAAGGCCTATAATAAGGATAAAGAGATCATTCAAGTAGTAGACTTCTCTATAATAACAATTTTAGAAGGGATTGTAGATAACAAAGGAATAATGTTTAAGCCTATTCATATTGATGAAGACATATTGAATAGTTGCGGTTTTATTTCGAACGGAGGTAACTCTCAAGAGTTAAGCTATGAAGTATACAAGTCTATTATTATAGAGAAAAAACATGACCATTACAATGCAACTTTGATTCAGAAAACTGATAAAAATTGTGAATGTGATTGGGCATTCGTTTCTTTGCCAGAAATAAAGTCCGTTCATGAACTACAAAATGTTTATTACTTTTTGTTCGGTAAAGAACTTAATGTTTCAGCTTTATTACAATTATTACTAAAATGAAATTACTTTTAACTCTTTACGGCATAGCTTTTATTGTTTTTATAGCTTGCTCAATTTTAATATTTAGGAGAAAAAAATGAAAAAGATACTTAATTATAATAAAATAAATAATGGATTTTGGTTTAGGCTGTTTGGGCATGGCTTATGTGTTTGGTTTTACAGGAAAAATGAAACGTTGCCCTTATCATATAGATTAGGTTTGTTTAAAGCTTATAATTTATTCGGATATAAGGTAACTTTTGAGATACTTACAACACGTAGTCATGGAAAATAATCAAAGTAAATTAAATAACTCCCATAAAAAGGGGTGCAATCATATTTGGTATATTCAAGGTTTTTCTAAGTTTATAAATGGAAATTTACAGCAGCTTTATAAATGTAAAATATGCAAAAAGGAAGCCTTCTTTGTTGGCTATGATGTTTTTTAAAAACAGAAAGCGAAATTAATCGCTCTCGTAATCATATTACCGACTTGGGTAAAACGATGAAAAGACTATCGGTCATCGTTAAAAAACAATTCTTTGCGATAGTCTTTTTAAGAAATCATTTACAAAAATCAAATATATAAATAAAAATGAAGAAATTAATAATTTGCATATCGATATTAATAGTAGTTTTCTACTTATCGTTCTCCTTTGCTGTACTTCAATTAAATCCCACTGACTGGCCTCAAAAAGTACGGATTTATTTTGTTGTATTCTCAATAACTGGCTCCTTTCTATGTTTTCTGTTTAAAAAAATTAACGAAGAAAATGGGAAGTAAATCATTAATAGATCATAGATTTTCAGTACATGTTTTAACGAAACATTACGAATCGGGAAGTAAGCCCGATATACTTGCTTATTTCTATAATATAACTTACGCTTGTTTAGCGTTTGAATACGAGGTAAAACAACTAGACGGAATAAGAAAGGTTTGGATAGAATTGAATCCGTACCATAAATAAATAAAATGAAAAAACACGAGTTACTAAAGCATGCATACGATAACTACCCAAAGGGAACTATTATACATGTATTCATGGACGAGGTGGAGGCTTCTGGGAGATATGTGGTTACTGAAACTGGAATTAATGACGAGGAAACGGGATACGTTATTTATAGTTCCGTTTGCGATTGTTGGGCTCAAAAGGTTTTTGATGTAAAAAAATAATATTTTTTATAGGGTGTTTAGACTGGCTTGTTATCGGATGATGCAAGCCTTTCTTGTATCCAAATACCACGTAAGTAAAGAATCTTTTTCTTAGTCCACACACAAGGATTGAAAGGCATGGGATAGAGTAACTCCGCTTGCTGTTCTAAGGTCATTGGCTTATATTCGAAACAAGTATTAGCTGATTGATCCAAATTCTCGATTCGTTCTCGTTAAAGTTTAGATTTCGAGTGCCGATTAATTCAGATTTCCAAACTTCCATGTTGGGTATGGTTAAGTTTGATTTATAAAATTCATTAGGGAATAAAATACCTAAAACTACGTTGGCTATTTCTTCGGCAACTTTACTGCCGCCTTTGCCAGCTGGATAAACAGTTGTTATTTGTATCTGAACACTATCTTCGTTATTTCGGTGGCACTTAGGGCTATTGTCATTACTTGTTTGATTAAGCAGAATTATATAAGCCTCAAAAGTAGGAAATACCGCTTTCTTGTTCGTATTCGTTTCTTGCAAATATTCTTCAAACACACCAATACGTTTAGATTGATACTGAACGTTATTTAAGGCGGTTACGATAGCCGTTCTATATGGAAGTGTAGTAATTTGCATTTTAAAAAGATAATTTGTTTAAAGCTGCTTTTAATTCTTTTACGTATTCAATTTTATATTTCAAGAATGCTGGTAATAAATAAGGCTGAGCAATTATAGTTCCTTTTCCATTGATATAATAAAGTTGAGCCAATGACTTCCATTCTGGCGGTACTGTTGCCAAATAAGATGAAGCGCTTTGACCCGTTCCAAATTCTACCCATGCCGCTATCTCTCCTGCCGAACGTTCAACGTAAACCGTTCCTTTATATCCACTTGAATCAATCGAATATCCTATCGCTTGACTAATTGGCGTCCAACTTCTACCCCTTGCAATATCTGATTGACTTTCGCTACCTAATTGCGTTCTTATCTGGTCGCCTCCACCTGGAGCATCACGAATAGCTTGTAGCTCTATTTCGCCTAAATTATATTCCGTAATTTCTTTAACCTCCTGTTGAAAGTCTTTACTGAGCTTATTAAGCTTATCGGCAAACTGCTTAAATCCATCAATATTTGACATTATCTAGTTGGTAAAGTGGTTGCAATCGCTAATATTTCAAGGTATTCTTTATAAACATAGTCGGGCGTTGCTTGATTAACCCTAAAAACTTCTCCGCGCCATTTAATAATCATATCCTCAACAACAAACTTATCATCCCGATAACGAACCTTAAATTTAACAACAGGCTTTAAACGCTCTTGATTAGCTTCTAAATTACGTGAGGCTTTTAATTGTCTAACTTCTGCAGATGTTGACCAATATAAAACCTCTTGCGGCGTCACACCCCCTGCTCCATCTGAAACATCTTCGTACTTGAATATTTCTATACGCTGATTTAAAAAGCCGCTTTCCATTATAATACTAAGTTTTTAGAAAACCCTTTAGCCATCATTGCTGCATAAGGTGCAATTGTTTTTGTTTCTGGCAATCCTTTGTTTTTATACATAAAATCTACCTGAGCAAGTAAAGCAAGTTTTAGCCCTTTTGGAAGCGAATCATAACCTGTATTATAAATAGCCGTATAAACACTTTCGCAATCAGCAGCAGTAAACGACCAAGGCTCTGCGTATGATCTATCAATTGAATAAAACCACTCAATACCTCCAGTATTTAATGAGTTAATGTAAATAAGTTTATTTGCTCCATTGCTCAAAGTATATTCATCTGTTGATACAGCAACGTTATCTTTATCAACAATACTCACTAAAGCTCCATTAGGCGTTAAAGGTAATTTTAAAGGATTTCCATTCCATTCTAATTTAACGTCACGATTAGCAAGCCCAACATTCAGGTATTGTTCCAATCGTTCCCTTGCGGCTGATATAAACGTTTGCAGCTCGAAATCTTCCGACGAGTAATCAGCATCAATACGCATATAAGCCTTAACCTCCTCTAAAGTTACCGCTTCGGAATAATCAGAATCAACATCTTGAATGTTATACATTATTTCTTAGATTTAGCTTTTTTAGCTGGTTTTTCTTCTACTTCTTCGCTTTCTTGTAGCTTGTTTATTTCGGCTAGAGCTTCTAATTTTTTACCCTCAGTATCTAAACCAGCCGCAATACGTTCAGCTTTATCTTGCTCAGTTTCGGTAACTTCCGCATCTTTAGGAGCTTTATTAACTAGCTTGTGAAATGTAAGGTAGTCGAAATCAGCTTGCGACCCAGCATCAAAGACATCGCCTGGATCGTAAATTCTTGAAGTCTTAGCGAATAAAAAACGCATATTTGATTTTACTAAGAATTGTTCTTTTTCCATTTTATTGAAATTAGTATATGTAAATGTAAGTAAAGTTTGATTAAATAAAAAACCCCTGCCGTAAAGACAAGGGTTTTTGTTATGCTATAGTTAGTAAAATAACTATGGTTTTGTAATAGCTGTAATCGCAGTTGCAAATGAACCTTTAACAAAAGCATTAACCCAATTCGATTTAACGAATAGAACCGCTCTCATTTCAGCTAAGATGGTAACTAAGTTTTTGATAAAGTCATCATTAACATAACCGATTTGGATATTTACATCCTCACGAATCGCTAATGTAGCTTTTTTGAAATCTCCAACTAAGAATGTGCCAACCGCAACACCGTTGTTAGCAACAACACGTAAACCAGCAACAGTCATACCATCAGCAGAACTAAACGGAGGCATTAAATACATGCCGTTAGCGTCTTTAGTTAACTGCATTGCATAGTAATCAGCGGGATTAATAACAACCGCATCAGCAGTAAAGTTAGCAGCTGAAACTTGAGCTACAGCAGCCATCAATACGTCGAAACGATTTGGAGTTGCTACTAATAATGCTAATGTCGAAACAGCGGCAAAAGTAGGGGCAACAGTTAAAATCCCTTTCAAGTTTGGAGAAACGCCATCCCCCGATAAAATTTGCTCATCTAATTTCAAAGCAACTAACTCACGAAGCTCGGTGTTAATCTCGCCTTGTAAGAATTTAATATCTGCTAAAGCTTCTTTCGACACTTTAATCCAAACAGCGATTTTCTCTACTTTTGCAGTAGCCTCAACGATATCGAAATCTGTTTGAGGTTTAGTTGCACCCTCTGCAACGGTTCCAGCAACACCTGGATCAGCATTCTTTTGCTCAGCCCAAGCAATATACATGTTATCAGTCGTAATGATACGAACCAATTCACGCATAAATGGCTGACGTCTTTGAATACGTGCAAATTCAGAATCCCAATTGGTTAAACCGATTGTTCCGCCTGAATAGTTAGTGCTGATTTGCATTGTGCCAGCGGCTTTCATGGTAAAGTTTACCTTGTCGCTTCCGTTGTCTTTTAGCGCAATTAATTTTTCTTTGTTTGTTTCAACAAAGTCTTTCAATTCAGCTTCAAAAGATTTTACTGTAGCGGCATCGCCGTTTTGCAATCCTTTAACAACCTTAGCAACGCTATCGTGTTGTTTTTGCATTTCTTCAAGAATAGTCTCTAAAGCTTTTTCTTGATTGTCTGCCGAATCTTTTAATTTAAGAGATTTGAAAGCTTCTTTTGCGATTTCCTCGATTAAAGCTTTTGCCTCGTCCGTTCCAACTTCAACCTTAAGCAATTTTGCTAGGTTGTGGGCCACGTATTTTTGAGCTGCATCTTCAGCAGACTCTTTAACTACTTTTAAAGCAGCTTCTTTTTCTTGTTCTGGGGTTAAGTTGTCCGCCATGATTTCTTTTAATTAAATAATGAATAAAATGAATTAGTTTTTTGACTGCTCATTGGCGGGTCTATATTTACACTGTCTTTAGACGGGTTGTACATTCCTGTTAGTTCATTTGAACCCTCTGTAACGCAACTAATCTCAATTAGCTTTGCTTCTTTTACTGGCCAGAAGTAACCTTTTTCTAAAGCTTTTTCGGGATTACCTAAAAGCCCTATGTATTTATTCCAGTTATCAAATTCCTCTTTATTGTCTGGATTATTTACAGCCAACGAAATCTTGACATACTGCATACCGACACTATGTTGATCTATTTCTCCATCTTTATATGAATCAAATATTAATTGATTGTAATTACGCTTGATAGCTGAATCTCCAAGCAAGGCCATTGTTTGCCCCATTTTGTTAACTCCTAAATCAGACCAATTAACAACTTGCTCATAAACATTAATAAACTTACCTACCTTTGCGGTTAACTGGTTTACGTGATCGTGCCTATGCCAAATTCTACCAGCTCTATCTTTTACAGAAACACCGAAAACATTATTCAAGTGAACATCATCGTGAGAATCCATCCAATTGTAGGTATTGCCTACCAAAGTGCGGTAAATCGTATCTTCGGTATCTTGATTGTTTTGGATAGCTTTAGAAACTAAACCCGAATCAGATTTTAAACCGCCAAACGAATCAGCATATTTAATAGCAGACTTTTTGCAGTCAATTAATTCAGCCTTGTTTTTTACAAGGAACTCAATTAAATCTTTTTTATCTGTAAACTCAGGAATGTTTAATTTCATTTTCTGATGATTTGTTGCTCACTAACTTGCTTTGTCTTTACGGATTTAATATCCTCAATTTCCTTTTGTGTGGGTACTTTTGGCTTAGTTTCCATAATGTAACAGTAATGTTGCAAACAAATATAAATATTTTAAACACAAATACAATAATTAATATTTTATGCCTCCGCTATTGGATTCCCATCGCTAAGAGGCCTTTAACTTGCTCCTGATAACTTGCCGTCGATTATTCTACCTCGTTTAACGTAAGCATTATACCTGTTTTGGCTCATTAACGATTGAGTACACCTACATCGGATTCTATTTTTAGGCTTTAATTGTATATCCCCAGGACGCAAACATTCGTCTGGCGTATCATTTTTAGTTGGATCAATTAACGAGTATTTATCGTCAATCGGTATTATCGTATCGTTTTCATGTATATGCGATGGGCGTTCTCTAATGTCATTACGCCCTAACCAAACCTTATAACCACCTCCGCCTTGTTCATCAATCCACGACCTCGCACCTACTTCCTTTCCTAAATTACTCAAAGTCGTTGCCTCTGTTCTGCTAATCGTATTTGTTCTTAGTTTAAGCTTACCATTCAATAGTTTTTCAAATAAACGAATAGAACCATCACGATCAATACCTAAGGAGTTCGCCTCGCCTAAAGCTTGTGTAATTATATCGATAGTAGTTTGATTTAATTCTCTTTGAATACCGTACACATAGTTTAGTGCATAATCTCGGAATGTTGTTTGCCATATATCAACTAAGAATTGAATAGCAGATGCTTTATTGGCTTCTAAGCCTCGCTGTCTGTAATATTCTTGTTTAGCTATTTTTAAAGGAAGTTCAGAATAAGCTTTTTGATAGGCCACATTCCATACATTTTCGTTTATTAATGCTGATGGATTACTTTCGGTGCCGTACTTTCTTACGTGTTCTAAAACGAGCGCAACAGTATCTTTTAATGCTTTACGGAATATCGGAACTAATGTTTTTTCAGCTATTCTTTGTTGTCTAGCCCATAATTTACGCTCAATTCTAAACTCCTTCAGCATCGTCGATATTATTTTTGTTTAATTCAGAATCTAATTCACTTGTGTCCGTCGCCAATATAAACCCAGCCTCTAAACCAGCCTTAAAAGCTTTAATTAACAATGTTGCATCAAATTCTAATATAGCCATTATAAAGATGTTGCTTCTGGATCTACTTCAAGTTCTCCGCCTAGCAAATCATTTAAATTCATTAACCCTGTAGGAGCCAAAATAACTTTACCGTTATCTCCATCGATATCATCCCACCCAAATACCGAACGCGTTTCGTTAATCGTCAATAAAGGAGTTCCATAAACTTCTTTCATTAACTTTAAATCTGGCGCAAGCTCGCTAAATTCTGTTATGTCAGTTGTTGCAATAATATCGGGCCACCATTGTTTAACGATTTGATTTAATTTCTGATCAAATTTCCTTATTTCTGGAATAGCCGTATTTGTTACCAAAGACTTGTAACCTACGATAATTGAGTTTTCCGATACACTCGATGCGGCAGGGGATAAGGCCCACGGAACACCAACGGTAGCATAAATATTTTTCCAGCTTGAATCTTCTGATTTAACCAATTCCAATTCAGCTAAAGTATCGCCATAGTTTTGAGGATTGACATATCCGTTAGTCCAGTATTGTCTACGGTTGTTTTGCGAACCTGTCATTAGCCTTTCTTGACTATCTCTAACGGCTGTCATTTGCTCCGCTGTCATTTTCTCGACAACTTCGCCTTGATTGTCAACTGCGATATCAGAACTAAATATAGTTCCACGTCCACCGTTAACAAATGCCGCCCCTTGCGCTAAAGTATTTTGGTTACTTAGGTTAATATCGGCTTTTGCTACTTCATCAATACCAAATCCCTTTAAACTTGATATATTTGGATTCCAATGTTTAAGATGCAACATTCTATCCTTTGAAATCGGCACTTGCGTACCATCCCATGCGGTGTAAATGTAGCTTTCAATATTATCAAATTTATCTTTTGATTGAACTGCTTCTACTCGGTTACGATTAAGTGAATGAACGGCAACAGGAAAAACGCTCCTACTTAATTCGCCTAATCCCTCAAAAAACAAATATCCATCGCCAAAGGTATAGTTGTGCCAAAAATCCTGAGTTAATTCAATACCTGATTGATAGGTATTAGGATTATCAAATAAAGCGTTTAGCGGATGGTTTTCAACTTCCTCTAATGATTGTGCTTTTATTAAAGCTCGTTGCTCGTTGCTAATCGTTTTGCTGTAAAATTTATTAAACTTCCTTTCTGAGCCTGTTGCTTTCTTTTTGCTAAACATGATCGGTGCTTCAGTGAGCTTATTTACCAAAATGTTTGTAGCAGAATAAAATATTTTATTGTTATAAGCACTCATGCCATCTAAGCCGATTTGAAAGCGATTACCCATTACAAACGGTAATATCGGGTAGTTAGGCAAAGACTTGCTTAATTGTTCAGTTGACTTGCTTAATAGCGTTTTCCAGGCTTTTTTGATTTGCATTTTCAAATGTAGTAAGAATGTTACATTAATGCAATATAGCAAATTATGAACTCATTACGGTCCTGCCCTGCTTAGTTTCTTTTATCAAAGGATAAACACAATACCTAACCGCATCAAGTAAGTGGTTATAGGCATCTATTGGAGTTGAGGATTTTTTGTCGTGCCAAACGTAGTTATTTAACTCTTTAATTAGGTTTTTGCTATCCGAATCTATAATAAGTTTATAATCTTGAATAGCAGCTATCCCTGCAGTTATAGACCCTGGGCCCTTAATGGCTGGCTTAATATTTAAGCCCTTAGCTTTTAACTCTGATATCAATCTAGGTTCTGCGCTATCCGCTGTTATAAGTGATTCAAAGCCTGCATTTCTTAAATAGTCTTTATAAATATCCTCTGTAGACAACCCCGTTTTGTAAACGCACTCTTTAAGGTAAACTATTTTTTTGCGTTTATCTACAGCGCATTTAACTAAAGTTGTTTCGTCAAAGCTAAATCCAAAGTCACCTCCAAATGAATGAGGTAAATCCAAATTAAACTCTCCTATTTTCCAGTTAGAATAAATTACACCTTCCGCTGCATCTAGCCATCCACCTAAAATAACGTGTTCGTATTTTTGAGGATTAGTGTTTTTTATTATCTCAACCTGAGCAAGAAATGAATGGTCTAAATTGTCTACATTATCTCGGTAGTCGGTGTGAATATAGGTTACGTTTTCTTTTTTACCGTTCCATCCAGGATTAACACCCATTGATTCAAAGAAACGCTTATAAATGAAATGTTCTTTCGTGGCAGGATTCATTATTAAAATAACCCTGTTTTGAACACCTTTTTGTCTTACTGATAAATCAATCCTATCAAAAACTGTTTCATCTGTTACCTCCTCGGCTTCATCTATAACTAAAACGTTAATCCCTTGTAGTGATTTTAGATTTGCGGTGTTTGATTTGCTTCCTGTCTGAATACCTCGAAATAATATAGCGTTACCGTTGGTTTTATTAATTATTTCGGTTTTAGTTATATCGAATAGATTATCTAATCCTAAAAGTTCAATCTTTTCTTGAAACTCTGGTATGATAGAAAGGTATGCGGACGTTAATGTTTGTCTTAGGAATAATATTCTTTGCTTTTCTTCTAATAGCATTAAACAAAGAATTGTGTTTACGGTAAATGATTTACCGCTACCCCTTCCTCCTGTTATTGGAAAGTATCGGGAATTATCAGATATTAATGGAGCATATTTTTTATTTAAAACTAACAAGTTCTTTTAAGTTAATGCCAGTAAGATTAACATTGCTATCTGATTCAACTTTTTGAGTAGGTTTCCCGTAACGATATTCCATGTAAAGCTTTAGAGCATTAAAGTCGCCATTATCTAAAAGCGTTTCAAGCATTTCTAAGGCTTTATCTTCCATTGGCGATAATCTCTCTATCAGTTTGGTTTCTTCTGCCTTAGACTTGCGCCCTGCGCCTTGTCTGGCTCCTCCTCGATTGCTTTCCATATAGGATTGAAATAAATTGATTAATCAACCCAAATATACGAATTAAAACTACTTTTCTAAACTTTCAATATTAAACCTGATAAACTCTTTGCCTTTTTCTGTCTTTATCTTCTTAACATTCATTTCGTAAATCCGACTATCATTAAATCCGTATTTCTTTTGGAGTATATCCAGGAATGGTTTTATAGAGTTGTCAATATCATTTCCAGAATTACTCAATCCAAACTCAAAACTGATTTTAAGCTCGCCTAAAGGAATAATTAATTTTGGCAATATAAATAGACATGAGCGTTCAAATGATTTGTACTTATCTGTTTTAAATCGTTTACCTTGCCATGCCTCGTTAACAGACATTGGCTTGATGTTTACCTCAGTCATTCGGTTTAAATAATACTATCCATTTTCCAACTGTTTCTTGTGCTTTATTCCAATCAGATCTTTTGTATTCCCAATCGGGATGATTAAAAGTTTCGGCGGGCTTCTCTCCTAAATGATTAACCTCATAAATTTCATTATCCTTAATAAATGATTTGAAACTTTCTAATGCCGTACCAACATAACCGTATCCGACTTTAAATTTGACAGTATAATCGTAGTATGATTGACCATAAACCCTTTTAATCAAAGGAACCATCATCTTAGCTTGTTCTTCTGTAACCTCGCTTGTAAGGCCGATTAGCTGGAATCCGTTGCAAACTTTTAAATACTTTCTATCTGTTAGCCATCCGCTAAAATCTTTAATAAGATAAGATAAATAAGGCATGTCTTCATCATCAAAATAAACAAAATCTTTAGCGTCATCAGGCACCTTAACAAAAAGAACCGTTCCCTTTTCTGTTTTATGTTCTACTTGCATGGTTAATTATATTTATAGGGCTGTGTAAATAAGATTCGGTTAAAATTTTATGTTTATTTTTCTTTTTAATCTTACGAGGTATTCTGTCATAATGATTTTCTTTATAGAAATATTTTTTCATTTCTATAATTTTTCAAAATAAGCATTTAAGGACTGCATCATTAACGGATAACCTTTACATCTCTTAAATTTTTCTTCAACCTCATCCTGATTTCCTGTGCATATAAGACTTATGTTCTCATCATTCAACAGAGTTGGGTTATAATGAAAGAACAGCCCAGCATAGCAAGCTATACTATCAAGATGGTCTAATGGATAGTTCTCTTTTTCTTTAGAGTTTACAGCGCCACAATCATACATTATTTCTTTCATCATCGATTTTGCGATTTCCTGATATTCAGGTTTTCTATAATCTATATTCATAATCTTACTTTAAATTGTTTATAAATCTGTTAGGTTAGCTTTTTTCTAGTATAAGAACCCAAAACCTATTTTCATCGTATTTTTCCTCAAAGCTTAAAACAATTCTCCATCCATTAGTTAATAAATTATTTAATTCATTTAATGAATTTCCTGTATAGCCATGAGGATATAATCTAAATGCGTGTTGCTCTTTCATACCTGTAAAATTACCTTTTAATTAAATGCGGTTTTGTAACTTTATTGTTAGAAAGGACAGTCGTCAGAAAATGCACTATTAGCTTCAATTAATCTAACAAAATTTGAAACTTTTACTTCTTTATTTTTAACTGGCAAATTCTGAATAAATAAAATCTCTTTTCTAATCCTCCTTGCGTTAATAATCTTTTTATGATTCCCAATCGGGTCGAAATGCTCTAAACACAAGGCGAATATTTCCAAGCTAAAGTTTGATTTTTGCATATTACAATTCTTACAACAAAGCATCGTTAAATTACCTCCTTTGCTCTTTGCAATTAAGTGATCTCTTGATCTGCTTTTTTCGGTTAGCTCAATTTCGCAATAACAACACCTCTCAATCATAATTACTTCGTGTTACTTGGTTTCAAAATAAAATATTACTTTTTTAGGTTTGCATTCGATTAAGCCGAACCTTTCAGCCACTCTAAATGTCGGCCTATCTCGTCTTAAAATATCTATCTGAGCTTGAATATGGCTTCTAAAACCTTCAATACCATTTCCAGATTTAAACAGGTTACAACTTCTGCATGCTGGCATATAATTTTCCATGCAATGAACTAAATCAATTGTTGATAAAGGATTTTTACCTTCACAATGCCATTGAGGTATAGCGTGGTCTAAATGCCAGCCTTTTTCTAATCCACACCCACAATAAGCGCATTTGCCATCAAATTTATTAAATACTGACTGTCTATCTATTTTCATTACTTGGTTTCTTTTGGTTGATTAACTTAATTATTCCTTGATTAAACTTTACATCGACTGTGTGCCTAATGTAATCTTTATACTCTCCTTTATCACTTTTAAAGAAATCCCTGGTTGTGACTAAAATGTGTTCCCGAAACTCCGATTTACTTAATTTAAAAGTCATTACTTCATGAGGAATACATTCGGTGCCGATTAAGTTCCATATCGTTCCGTTGTTGGTAAACTGAGTTTGAATATATGATCCGTTAATGTCAATTAGTTTATTCATTAGAATGGTGGGTCTTGTTCGTTATCGAATAAATGATTTGGTTTAATTTGATTTTCAATAAATGGCATGTTATTTTTTAGCCAATTTATTTCTGGGTCATTCCCTGGTTCAAAGAATCTAGCGTTTGGTTCATGATACTGATAAATTGCCATTCCTTGTTTTCCTAAATGCTCCCATTTAACTTTCTGAAAGTGAACCTCTGTCATGTTTGTGACGTAATTACGAAATATCGTAAAACCGTTTTGTGTCATGTTAAAAAAGTGAGCAGAACCTGATATGCTGTAAAGGTTTGGTAATGTAAAATTAGAGCCATCAACAGTCTTTTGCATTTTTGTAGGGTGCGCAACAAGAAACACGTGAACGCCATTAGCCTGAGCGAAAGTTATTATTTTAATCAAACAAGAAACAATCCACTCTCCATCATCCATGCCACGAGGCTTAGTGTTTTCAATTCTATTCCAAGGATCTAAGATTAAACCTTTTATTCCTTTCCTCGTAACCAATGTTTTTGCTGATGCTAAAATGCTATCTAAACTAAATCCTGTTTCTGGCTTTATCAAATAGTACCTATCTTTTACCCATTCACGGCTTTCTTCAAGTTCGTTTAAATCTATGTTTGCTTTACTAAATTTCTTGCCTAATAAACGCTTAATTAATCTGGTAAAATAAAATGACATTGGATGGCTTTCAGGGGAACAAACACCAAAACGCCAACTTGAATTTATACATAAACCTATACTAATTTGATCTAAGTATATTGACTTACCGTGTCCTGGTATTCCTGTTACCATTGTTAATTCGCCTGGCATACATCCTAAGTGTTCATCGAATTGCCTATCGCCTGTTTTATCTCCTTTTGGTAATCCGTTATTGTAAATATCCATTATCCCTTCCCACTCATCATCAATTCCAAAAACGCCCTGCATGGGATATTCATCAGCGTAATTTATTTCGTTTAAAAGACTTTCTTTTCCTTTTGCAGCCAAATACTCGTTTGAATCTTTAAAATCGCTTAAACCTACCTTAAAACAACGCTCGTAACCTAATCGCCTCGCTAGTTCATCCCTTAACTGAATGCCTACTTCGTCATTATCAACACAAATGTAAATACGCTCTTTGTTTTCAAGGTATTCAAAACAATTATCTATCCATTCCATTTTAGCGTTTTTACTCGCCCCGTTTGGAACTGATACGGCAAATTTATATCCAGCCTCATGCCAGCTCATTGCGTCAATTTCGCCCTCGGTAATCAGACATTCTTTTGAATTTTTAATGGCATCCAGATTGAACAAAATTAATTCTGCATCTTTTACAAGCTTAAATCCTTTTTTTGCTGTTCTGAATTTAGTATTGATTAATTGGCCTTCTCTAAAATAATTGAATTGAATTGTGTTTGTGTTTCCGTTTTCCTGAGGCATCCATTCAATACCTTCAGTAATTTTAAAATCAATTAATGTGCTTTGCGAAATCCCTCTACCAAAAAAGTAATCAACAAGGTTTTTACTTAAATCTGTTTTATTATTAAATTCTGGCCTAACATAATTTTTTAAACTCATTGATTTTTCCTCTTTAACAATAAATGAACTTTCGCAATGGTTACATCTACCAACATTTTTATCGATATTCCAGCTGAAGCATTTAATTGTTTTCTTTTTTCGTAAATGACTGCATTTAGGGCAAATCATTTGTTCTTCTCCAGATGATCTCTTTACATCGATAATGTAATCTGTTTGTGTTGATAATTCGTGTATCTGCATGGCTTAATGGTTAAAAGAGTTAGTTCCTATTGGAACAGATATTCCATTGATTGTCATTCCAGATGATGGCTGTTTCTTTAGCCAATTTACAAAATGAAGTTTTGCGTCCTTTTCATTTTTCCAAAAAGTAGTGCCCATGCCTTTTTGATATTCAATAAACTTTGATTTGTAAAGTATCACGTCTTCTATACTTTTTTTAGAATCTCTGCACGCAATCTGCATGAACGTTCCGTTTTCTAAATCAAAATCTTCAAAGTCCTGTAAAGTAAAAAATGTTGCTGGCTTAACAACATCTACTTTCTTTTTATCTTCTATACTATAGTCTACTATACTTTGTGGTTTTACGTAGCCTTTAGTTGTATCTAAACTTAGTTTACGTACCCCTAAACTATTTAAAAGTATAAGTAAACCCTCAAAAGTTATACATTCATTATTTCTCTTTTTATAAGCATCTTGAATGCTATCTATAAAATCCTGGCACCAAATTATTTTGTTTTCAATCCAAAGTGACTTGTTAAACTTACCTAGCTCAACTAAATCAGTAATGATACTATTAAGTGTTTCCCTACTAACTTTACATTTTGCACTCAAAAACATCTGAGTTGTAGGCTTTGATAAGTCTAAATAATGATAATCGGTTTTAGCTAAAAATGTAAGTATTTTTATGAATGTTGAGAAGCCATCATTTCCGTATGTTTCCTCTATATAAAACATTTTTTCGCCTTCATCTACTATATAAGGAAAATAGTCAACAGTATTCCTTTCTGGTCTTGCCATATCTATAAAGTATTTATCATTAATATTAGAAATTCTTCAGAAAAAGATATATCCTCCATGGTAAATACTCCAGAGTTATTATGGATTAAACAAACGTGCTGTATGTCACTTATTAAATAACTCAATATATAAACATGAATACCAGCTGAGGAAATTTTTTTATTAACGTTAATATATTTTACTTCATTTTTCTTACACACTTCCGCCACCTCATGACATCTAAAACAAAGAGTTTGCAGATGCTCTAAACCGACCTCCCATGGGTTTTTACAATACTTTTCGTGGTGAACGTGTAAGGTTTCTTCATCGGAACCACACATCAAACAAGTGAAGTTATCTCTATTGAAAACCTCAAGGCGTTTCCTTTGCCAACGCGGGTCTTTTAAAAGTTCTGAATATGTTTTCTTGATAGCCATTGTTAATTTTTGTTAAAAAGTTTTGAGCCTAAAAAATTATTGTATTCCTAAAAATCTACATAAAGCAGAATGTTCATCTGGAGTAATTTTCCTAACACCAGATAGCGTTTGAGAAAAACGAACCTTATCTAAGCCTATTTGCTTAGCTACATATTCCTTTTTAAATCCCATTGATGATATTCTTTTCTCTACAATATCCCGTAGCTTTTGTTCCATATTCAAATATAGCAAATTAATTTTAATTAATGATTTTTATTTTAAGAAACTTGCTATTAAGTCACAAGCATTTCATAACTCCAAACTTAACTGCCCTGTTTTATAATTAATTAATTTCCATCTTGCTTTCAAAGCTTCTGGCGATAATATTCGGCTTACGTAATACTCTCTCTGATGTATTTGAGGCCTTGCGCCATTTTTAAAGTTTTCCATTTACCTTATATTATTTAATACTGATTCTAAATATTTAACTCTGTCTTTTGCTCCATTGATAAAAGATGGATAGTTTGTTGCGAATTTCTGTATAGCCTCTAATTCTTTTGCTATTTGAAATCTGTTTCGCTTATCTCTGATTATTTTAATGTGCCTGCCAGTCTGCTTAACTATTCCGAGTATTTGTCTTCTGTAATAATTAACAACACCAACAGAAATGCCTAAATCAGCAGCTATTCGATTATCTGATATACCAACAGCTAAGTTTTTGATAAACTCCTTTTGCTCGTCGGTCATTGAAATATTTTCGCCTCTTTTGTTTGGATATCTCATTACTTAGTCCTCCTTACGGTTAATATGCGTTCGCCTTTAAATCCACCCATACAAGTCTGCCATTCGCCTTTACCATTGCGTTTAAGCGTGTTTGCTGTTGTTCTTAGTGAATTGTACTTGTCGTAAGGAAATTCTTTAACCTCACGTACTTTCATTTTTAATAGTTCTTCTGTCATAACTAAGTAAGTATTATTTTAATTTTAGTGCCTTGAAAATTATGCTCAGATTCAAACCAATTATTTTCTGAAAGTTTTTTAGGTGTTTTGAATAGTTGATTAACTTCCTTAAGGGATTCTCTACCTCCCTGTAAGGTAATTTCATCACTCCAAAATCTAATTACATAAAATAAATTTAAATCTATCATTTCAGATAGCTTACTTAAAATTTCTACTTGATTTTTCATTTTCTTTTTTGTTTACCCAAAAGTAAATATAATTTACCGATAAGTAAAGTAAAATATCCGTTACAAAACAAAAACGCCTCATAAAGAGGCGAGATTGTAGAGTACATATTTAAACCGATAACATCAAGCAGTATCGGATCTGCTTTTTAATTATAACCGTTCTTTAAAAGAAGTTGCTCAATAAATAAACGGCATTCCAAAACTCGACTTTTTATTTTTTCGACATATTCATCGTCACGCTCGAATTTAAAATGCTTAATTCTTTTTTCATCTGGAATTTCAACAAATGTATTTAATTCGGAATCTTGAAAATAAAGCGTTTTAAGGCGTTCAAAACTTTCTAAGGTATAAACTAACCTATTTGCAATTTCATATCGTTTATCATGATCAATTTCCCATTTAATCATATCATAAACAGAGTTATCATCTAGATCATTTAGCGTATAGCAAAGATTAAGATTTTTAACATCCCAAAGGCACCCATAAATTTGAAGCTGAACCCAGTATTTTTTATCAATTTCAGTTTCAAACATTGGAAATGTATCCAAACTCCAGCTCGCTTTATTGTCGAAAACATTATCTTTCAAATTCAAATCACATTCGCCTGTCATCCAATCATTTTCTTTTCGCTCTGTATTTTTGTAAACCATGCCTAGTTTTAATTCGGTAGCCATTAGGGTAAATCCATCTTCTTCTGTTGAGTTGCCTTTGTTTACGTACTTATTTTTTAATTCTTCTCTGCGATTAAATAAATGTTCTTTAAGCCATTTTTTACAGTATGTTTGCGCCCCTACCGATAAATTGCCTTTCACTTTTGCGTCTGCCATAATATCTAACCCAGCTGAAGCACGAATTTTAAATTTACTGGCTATTTCTTTAGCTGTTCCCATTTTTCATCGTATTTAGTTTGTGTATTCTCATTTACGTGTTTTGAAATTTCATCCATTTCTTGGATAGTTGTAGCTTTTTCTATAAGCTTTAAAACTCTTTTTTCTTCAACCGATAAAGCTAGTTTATCATCGCCTGAGAAAGGCAAATAATCCTTTCTGTTTAAGTTCGCCCCAAATATGGCCCCGAAATGATCGCAAGCGTCCTTTATGGCTAAAGTTTTTGCGATTGGATAAGCCATAGATATTGCTCCATTGTTTACATTTACCAAATCAGCTGGCGAAGTTCCTTTTTTTGTCTGGAGTTGAATTGCGCCAATTCCATCGTGGAAATCCATTTCGCTTGTAAGTATGTCCTGATACCAAACACGAACAACAACGAAGACGCCATTAAAAGAAATTCCCTCCCTTAATATTTCTATTCGTGTTTTTTTGAATAGTTTTTTAAGCATAAACTCTACCTTATCAATAGGCAGATAAAAGTGGCCCGAAACGTATGGATGTTCTTTAATCCATTTTAAAGGCGGAGGCTGGTTAAGAATAACGTTTATTTGATCTTGCTGTAATGCAAGTTCTTGATTTTCGTAAAGCTCCTGTATGATAGGAGTTTTGTTTTCTGAAATTGTTATTGACGTATTGCTCATAGTTGTATTGTTAATTGTATTTTACGATATTCATTTTTAGCATCCATAAGCTCACATTTAGCAAAGTTAACTTTAGTGGCTAATTCCCAATCGCTATTTGCTAGAGCTTCAATCTCTATATCTTCCAGCGCTTTAATTCGGTTTGTTAGGTATTCTTCCATTTTTTTTAAACAATAAATCCCGAAACTTTGGCCGTTGCGGTGGCTACTCATTCCAGGATTAGATAATTTCTTAAGGCCGCAACTCCTTTTTGTATGATGTAAAAGTACCGTTAAAGATTTGTAGGTTAAAGGTTTTAATGTAAAACGGTTGTTACTTTGAGCAGAATATTCCGCATTCGAAATTTAAGTTTTTCATTGATCGTCCTTTTGCATTTGGGTCTAAATCATCTAAATGCAATCTTTTCCCTTTTACTCTAACAAGCTTTATTGTTTTTCCGTCAGCGCCTATCTCTCTACTTTGTTTTGCTCTTGCTTCAAATACTTCTGGATGCATTTTTCTAACATGATTCCAATATGTCGGGCTATTCGCCTTTACGCACCCTATACAATTAGCATTAGGATATCCCATTCTATAAATCAAAGGCAACTCAATACCGGCATCCATTATTATTTGAAAACATTCCGCTTTAGTCGTATTTTCTAAAATCCAAACAGATGCTGGTCTTTCATCTTTTTGGAACTTATCGAACCTCCCTTTTTCTTCTTTAGTAAAGCCTAGAATAGTCCAATCTGGCCTGTTTTTAATTTCCCATTCGTAACGAGCTTTTTTCTTTAGTTCTAAAGTACATGGTGCACCACCTATTCCCGACATATACTGACGATCATCCCAAACCTCGACAGCAGAGCAATTTTTATACTTTGAATTTATAGCGGTATGAATTGGGTAATTTAACCACAAAGCAACATCGCGCAAAAACCTTTGGTTATCAGCATCTTCTTCGGCTACTGGATTGTTAACTATTAATATTTCGTTTGTTTTTCCGTATTCATCAATTGTTCTTTTAGCAGCTACAGCTGAAGCTGCCCCACAAGAAAACCAAACAACGATAGTTTGCCCTGGCTTTGGATATGAATTAGGAAACATCATTTTTTTATCAATATTCCAAGAGCCAGTAAGTTCTGGATGAAATTCCCACATCATTCCTGATTTTAAAAGCAAATCGTATTCTACCTTTGTTTTTAATTTTTTGTATTTTTCCATCTTACCCAAATTTTAAAATTAAAGCTATTGTTAAAATTAACAAAGCCATGTAAACTATCTTATCTACTTTTGTGTTTGGCTCCCAGAAAGACTTAGGACTTTGCCTGTCTGTTTTGTGTTCGTATTGAGGTTTCATAATGTTTTAATTTTTTCGATTTGCGAAATGAACAGTCCGACAAGCAAGGATATTGCAAGGAGTTTTAGGAGGATGATTTTCATTTTTATATCCCCCGATTTTGTTGTGGTTTGGTATTTGCAATATGTTCCGTTTGGTTCATTGCGTTGTAGAAATCCTGAGTTACTTTAAGCCAGTTTTCATCTATATAGGCTTCAGTTCCCATATCCATTTCCTTTTCGATGATATTGGGGTCAATTCCTATTTTGCCGTTAGCTGATACAGAATAAATGCTTAATGCGTTTTTCTCAACATATTTATCTAATTCAGAAATATGATAAGTTTTAACTACTTCGCCTTTATCGTTAAAGTATTCGATAAGGTCTTTTGAATTTTGAGCGGTTGCTGTAAAGTCGATTGTTGCCATTTTTGTTTGTTTTAATGTGATGTAAAGATACAGGTTGTTTTCGTAATTGCAAATTAAAAATTAATTATTTTTTATTATTTGGTTATTTGATAATTATTATTACCTTTGATTTATGATTGCAACCGAAACTAAGCATAGCAAGAAAGTCAAGGACAGAAACGCTAAAATAATTACAATGTGGAACGGCTATTATATTGCTGGAGAAACACAAATAACTCCGCTAGCTGAAAGCATAGCAAAAACATTAAAAGTCTCTATAAGTACAGTAAAAAGAATTGTAAAAGGCGCTAAAAATGAAACCAACAATTAACCAGCGCCAAAACATCCTTAATGGCGAACGAAAAGTTAAGGAGCAAGCTAATTACGCATATCATGAATTGCTTTACTCATGCAGCGAGATAGGCTCGTATTTTAGCAAAAGAGGAACAAGATGTAACCGAGGTAAACAAATTAATTAAATTATGAAAACATTTGAAATAGATTTTGGCGGAAATGTGCTTGCTAAAATTGTAATTGAAGATAACGAGCCTAAAGTGGTTGCGTGTATTAATGGATGGGGTCATTCTGTAGATGTTGAAAATATTGTAGTTAAACAGATAGGTAATGACTAAAGTACACGCCACGCACCGCCTCGAACAAGTAAGACTTATTTTAGGGCGAAAAATGCCAACTAAACGATTTAACAGGTTTAGCATATTATTCACTTATTATAGAAATTTTGGAAGATGAGCGAAAATATTAAAGATTTAATTCTTGCCGAATACGCTAAGGGTAACATAGTTATAGCTAACTATGAAGGGCTACAGATTCAAAATTTAAAGGAATTTGTAAAGCAACCAGTAAGCGGCATTCTTTATGATTTAAACAGAAGCGAAGCGGTTGTTTTAACTTTTATAGACGATCCAAAATGGGTTAATGATTATGCTTGCTGTAAAGTTATTTCCGAATTAAAAAATCAAATTGATAATCACGAAACAAAATGAACAACTTAATTTTATTCATCATCGATCTATTTTACAAGCCTAATTACAGGCATTACGGTAAATGGATTTTTCCAGTTAAAAACGATAAGCTTAAATAAACTATGAGAATTACTATAGAAGATTTAAATAAAGACATTGAAAGCCTAAAAAGGATGTGCGACGATGACGAAGCTGCACATGGATTTGAAGATGCAATAAGGGGCCGAATATTAGAATCGTTTTCAAAGTACGACTACACTCCGCAGGAAATAAAAGATATTTCAAACTTAGCACTATCTACAAGTGATTTAGATTTCGCTAGATGGTGCGCATAACAATTTAAACTATAAACAAAATGGCAAAAGACAAATTAACAATTAGCCAAAAGGAGGTTCCTTACTGGGCTGACAAATTAAACTGTAAACCAGATGCGAGAAGAATTGCAAAGGCTATTGTAGGCAACAAAACAGCCGATGTAAAGGCTTTTATCGAATCGCATCGAGGTAAGGATGTAACGATTAATTCTGTGGTGTTGTGGAATGGAAAGGGGGTTGAGAGTGAAAATAGAATTTAGGCAAAAGAAAATAGGCTGGTGCTGCCCATTAACATTAGCAAACGTGTTTAGAAATGAATCATTTTTGGAATATCTTAAAGAGGAAAAATATAAAGGTTGCTCGGATGATGATGTTAAGTTTATGATTCAAAACACAATCCATGAAAGTCATTCGGTAAAAAATATAGCCGAGGTTAATACCGACTACGGATTCTTGCCTATCGATACTGTTTGGAAAATATTAAACAAAAAGGAAGACCTATCAGAGTTTTCCGACAGACTTCCTTTAGTGCCTTATTTCATGTCTGTAAAACTTTCTGAATATTGGCACTTTGTTGCTGTACTTAGTTTTAATGGCAAGCTATATTACGTCGATCCATACAAGGAAAACGTCGTTCTTTTAGAGAGCAAGGACCAATTACAGTCATATTTTAAATATGTTAATCTAATACAAAGATTAACTATTATAAAAGATGGAGTCGAATGTTGGGGAGTTATGTTCGGAGACCACTATAATTACACCGAATTAAAAGATTAACAAAAAAAACGCCAGGCAATCGCTTGGCGTTTTAAATACAAAAATGTGGTGGCAAAACCTTATATATTTTTAAACAAATAACATTTCTTCTTCCTCTGCTACGGTTTCTGGATCATCTGGAATCCATTTTTCAAATAGCTGTTTAGCTAAATCCTTTGCAAACTTGCTGATAGCTTTTGCAAGTATTCCTGCAAAAAATCCACCTAAGTATTTTTTTAGTAACTGCGTAATTGCAATTTCTAAAATGTCAATACGTCTACGTCTCATATAAACCAATTTATAATTAATGCTATTGCAAAGGCTAAGGTTATTCCAACAACCCATTTAATAACGCCTTTTCCTGTTTCTTCACTCATTTTGTAGGCTCAATTGTTTTAGCAACTTTTTCAACCTTGCTATTTGTATCGTAATAAGTCGTTACAGAGGGGCTTCCGATTAAGTTAAGGTTCTTTAGCATATAAGAAACGAAAGCGATTATAGCAACGTTTAAAATGCTTTTCCAGTTAACAGTTAATTCCTCAGCCTGCAAAGATTGAAGTATGATTGTAAATGCCGGAGATATCGCAGCTAACACACCGCCTTTTAATAAGTCTTGCCAATTCCATGAAAGATTTTTATTTACTACTATTTTATTTGCCATGATTATTTTAATTCAAAGTGTGGTCTGTCTAAAATTGATTTAAAATTTCCACCCCAGGTAATACTAATATTTAATTTTTTTGCTGTACTTAATATTTGATCGGCAATAATTGAAAGTCTATTTTCTTTATCATTAAAATCGATTGCTCCATTTACGTATGGATATAAGTCAACCGCATGCCCAAATCCATCACTTTTAACTTGGTGGTTTGATTTATTTTTAACTCCGTCAGCATTCGTAACGATACCACCTTTAGTCGTCCTGCCTTTGGCATATAAAGCCTTTTGCATTTCAGTTGTACGAACTCCATCAGTAATGGTAAAGTCGATAGGACTGTTTTTAATTGCCTCAGTCATAACCTTAACTAAATTAGGGTGTATGCCTTTTAAACTATTTAAGCTTTGTTTTCCGAATTGCATAATTTAAAGTTAGTAAATTTTATCCAACAAAAAAAAGGCCTTCATTTCTGAAAGCCTCCAAACTAAGAATAGCATAAACTTAGCTTAGTTCTTGCATGGCTTTATGGATTGCCTCGATGTCTGAATGTTTATAATATACTGTAGTATTGCTTTCTACAGAGCCAGTTCTAAGCATAACCCAATCTTTATCTATGATGGCTAAATGCTTATCGCAATTAAGTTTAACCTCTAATTTTTTCGGCTTCTGTTCCTCAATCCATTTAAGGGCTGATTCTTTTGTGCTGAATGCTTTGTTTTCTTCTGGAGTTAAAACAACATTGTCATCCGATTCTAAAATCCATGGATTACCGCTTTTCCAAATATTTAATTCCCATTTACCAAAACTTAAAACAGCCTGATAGTATTTGCTTCCCTCATACAAATCAACTCCATCTTTGGAAGTTAGCAAAGGCAACTTAATGTTGTGTTCTTTTGCGAAGTCTGAGAAAGGGATGACAGTATATAAATCACTTGAGTATCTTACGCTTGAAAAATTGTCGTTGAACTCTATTATTTCGCAGTCGGACTTTAAATACTTTAGCGACAATGGGCTCATGTTATCAGAAGTAAACCAGCCTTTTCTATTATAATACTTCATCAAAGCGTTAAACTCCTTTTCGTTTTCGACTTTAACTGCTATTTTTGGGTTAACTATTTCGGCCCATTTAAAATCTTTATACCTACAAAGAATTGTTTTCCCACCATCTATTTCTTCAGATGTGGTAATACCAAACGTTCCTACTTCAAAAGAGCCTACAGATACGTTTTCTTTTCCAGTAGTTAGGTTTAAAAACTTTGTGCCTTTAGGATAATTATCGTAGGCAAATTTTAATAATTCATGTTTTTTCATTTTGCTATTTTTATTTCAAATTTAAGCATTTACTGTTTACCTGAATGTAACAATGCTGTTGTAAAAATAAAGCGCAAATCAAATCAATGACTGCGCTTTAAATTCCCGCTTGAACTTTGCAGGAAACAAACAGGTATATTTACCAACCTTCCATTGGAAACTCTAAATATACTTGTACTTGCGAACGAATTTCATTTGTAATTTTATTAACTCTTTCAGTGTTTCTGCTTACTCTGCCAAACCAGCGCCATCCATTTGAAATTGCTTGATTTCCAGTATGAAAAGTTTGCCAATCAAATTCGTATAAAGTTCTATCTTCGGCTTTAAAATGCTCTAATTTACCGTTTTTTACAAGCTCGCAAACTTCTTTATGCCATTCTCTATATATTAATTCTCCATCTTCAATCTTTGGCATTTCGCAATTACCTAAAGCAAATTCAGTAGGGCAAATATTTGCATTTACTAATCCCAAAATATGTTCTGATTTATATCTAGGATTATCATAATCTGGCTGACCCGCAGTTATGAAATGTTGACCTGTTGGAATTTCTGGTCTTGGAACATCGTCATGATGCCAACCAGGAATAGCAGGGTACCATCCAGGCATCAACATATGTATTCTGCTATCGAAAACACAATTAGATTGTTTCCATTCAGAAGGCAAATTATCAATAAATGACCTAGTAATTTCTCCGCCTTTTTCATACGCAAAAGCTAGCGATGAATTAAAAAACATTGGTTCCGTTTTAATTAATTCGTCTTTTTGATCTAAGGCAAATTTGCCATGTTCAATCACTTTAGATTGAAATTGTTTTGAACTATTCATTTTGCAAAGTTTTTAACCAAACTTAATTGCTTGGCACCTAGAAATGTCGCTACCCATGCGAATAGCGACTAATTCCAAACAAACAAATTATCTACCTCTAAAATAGATAATAAAGATTTTAATAAGCGATTCTATCATCTCGACAGTATCGCTCACCTTCCAAATTAACGCTCCCAAACGTATTTTAAATATTTTTAATGCGACAAATTGCTTAATGTACCTTGCGATTGAGCGTAAACTAATAACGCTATTACAGATGCTAAAAATACTATAAGTGCAATTGCTACTTTCTGATTATAATTTAATGTTTTCATGTTTTCTTTTCGTTTGTTGAATCAAATTTAGCAAGAAATATAATAGGTTGTATGTAACAAGTGAGTTACTTTGATAGTTTTTCTTTTGATTCAATTAGTTTTAATCTGATCAATGAGGAAATACTAAGCCCTTTTTCTTTTGCTTCTTTAGTTAATATTTCGATTGCTTTTTCTTCCAAAAGAACCTGTACTCTTTTTTTCATAATTCCCACCATTTTTTAGGTTTAAATTTTTTATTTATTTCGTCTGAAATATATTTTTTATTTAAAATATGTATCTCATCAAGAATCTGTTTATTTCGAATCTTTAAAATCTCAATTTGTCTTAACATTTCTTCATCAAGCTGCGCTTGATCAGAACACCACGTATAATGTCCTGGAATATTTTCGCCGAAAATATCTCTTATTGCTATTTGTATAACAACATTACCAGATATCATTGTTTTCATTTTTGATTCCAATTTTTTAAGATGCTGGTATTCTTTTAGTTCAATTGTTACTTTCGGCTCCATAACTAATATTTTAAAGATTTCTTTTCTCTGCGTGAATAATTAAATATTTCTTCCAACTGATCTATGTAAAGTTTATGATTTGTTTGGTCGGTTATTTGTTGTGGTTTACGGCTTAATTTTGCCATCATCTGGCGGTGGTCGTAGTTTTTATGGTTCATTATTGAAGTACACGCCACAACGAACGCAGGACGATCATAGCCATCATAGAAATTGCCGTAATCAATAATGTTTTTTGCAAGTTCAGCAGCGTAGTTATAATCGAATGTTTTTAAATTTCCATTCTCGAAATAATTGCTTTTTGTTTTTTCTTGGTTGATGTTTTTATAAGTAACAATGTGAAGCGCAGCTTTAATTCCAAATATCGGGAACTCATTCATGAACTCATTGAACTTAATGTATGGCTTTAATCCTAGGTCTACGTAACCTTTTAGATAGTCTAATCTTTTCCAGTTGCTAGAGTTAGTATTTAGAATGTGAACCTCTTTAATTGAATAACCCTCAACTATAATAAAGTTAATCGGCAAACCTAATTCTTTCGAAGCCAAAAACCTATGCTGACCATCGATGATTTCAAATTTTTCATTAACCATTATCGGGCTAAACAAAGGATTTACTTTCATAGATTCTGTAATCCTTTTTAGATTAAATGGGTTTACATTTCGATTACCTTTCATGAAGGTAAAGATTGAGTAGTCTTTAGTCCATTGTAAAGAATACGTTTTAGCTGTTTTTTTAATATCCATATCTTTTTGTTTATACCCAAAAGTAGTAACAAATACTATGATATTATAATTTATAGAGTAACGATGTTGTTACAAAGTAAAAAGACAAGCCGATTGGGCGACGCCCCGATCCATTGCTTACCTTTTATTCGACCGAATATTACTATACCACTGTTAGTTGGATAATAGCATTAGACATCAGTCTACAATTGTAATTCAAATATAGTTATTTTTTAACCCAATCACCAAACCATCCAATACGATTATAGATAATTAACCAAACTAACCCCCAAAGGAAAGGCGACAAGTGAATAAGTAAAGCTGGCCTATCAAATATCTTATTATGCATGAAACTGCCTAGCATTAAAGCTATGATGGGCAAAAGAATAATAAGGAATACTGCATAAATAATGTAAATGTTATTTTTCAATAACCACTTGATGTATTTATCATCTTTCTGGAATATCCATCTTCTAAGACAGTAGCTTATAGAATAAGGCATTTTGCAAAGGAACGCAAGAACGTAAAGCCAGATTCCTATCATTAGTACTATACAGATTATATTAGCTAATAATGTCATTATTCAACGCCTCCTTTATCTTTTTTAGCAAGAAATGTTTGCATAGCCAAATTAAAATAAGTCGGCAATCCGATTATAAAAACTTTCTCGCCTATCTTTACCAAATAAAATGCCATAAAGCTGACTATTCCTAAATAAACCTGGATAGGACACCAAGAGAATTTAGATTCGTATAGGAAATATGAAAAATAAGAAAGGGTAATTGATAAAATAGAATGTACAATAGCTTTCTTTTTAGTTAAACTTCCGTTGCTGTAATCCATAATTAAACGGATTCCCAAACCAAAAACAACTGAGATCGCAACACCTAAGTTATATAAAACACCATGCCCCATTGAAAGCGCATCGAATAAAATGTTTAGTATTATGTAGTTTATCACAATCTTTACCCAGCTAAATGTCATTTTAGTAATCTCCGTTATTATCAGATTTAAACAAAGCATAGAATACATATCCGAGGGTAAAACTGTTGAGCGCAATTAGATACACAACGGGATAAGGCATTAATGCAATTGGCGTTAAAGTACGCATTATTATTGTGCCTATAAAATTTACTACACCAATCTTAAACAATAATCGTTCCTTTCTATTTTTGGTGATGGTATAAGCGAAATAAATTAGATATATGGAATACAAACCCATAAGAGTAGATATAAAAGCCTCTCTTGGAAATCTTGATATAAACCACCCCATTATGCCGCTTAAAACAAACCAGCAATAGACAAAGCAAAAAGCCCCGATAAACGAGGCGATTTGAAAACTTCTGTTATACACTTGGAATCCAATTACATTTTTCATCGTAATCGCCAGCCTCGCCATGATGCGGGTCGTCTGGATTTGATTTATCACAAGGTGTAGTTGGTGGTACTTGCTCTTGTAATTTTTCTTCTTGTTTTTCTTTTGGATCTATCATAATTATTGAACGGCTCCTATTCCGTTATGTTTACTTGTTAAATTATCGTTTACTGCATCAGCTTTATTTGGAAAGTATTTGTTGTTACTTTCTGTCAATTTAGTATTACCCATGTTGTTAATCATGTTTGTAACGCTTGATTGGTACTTGACGGTGTTTAGATTAAAGCCTAAATTATTGTAGTAATCAACTGTACCGCTAAGATCGTATAAATCTAAAACCTGACCTTCCCAATCTTTATTGGTATTCATTTGGCCTACGGTATTGTTATAAACTTTAGCGTTTGCAAACGTGGTTTTATCGCCCCAAATATTTCTGTCAAATTGTTGCAACTCAAAGCCCCCGTATTTACGGGTGTTAAAACAAATGTTATTGTAAATCTCGTTTGTAAGTGGTGTTTTACCCCTTGAAAAAAGCCACATTCTAATACTGTTGCCTTGATAGTTGGTTAATTTATTATCGTGAAATTTACCGTTACCCTGCATGAAGAAAACGCCATTATGAATATTGCTTAAAGCATTAAAATTATCTACAACGTTATGGTGTATATCGTAGTTCCAAGCGTTACCAATTGAAACAGCATTGCCAGGGCTTGAATTTTTAAATGTATTGTACTCGA